CGGCGACATCGTGCCCACGGTCAAGCCCGACTTCGACAACCTGCTGAAGACGATCGACGGCCTCAACGGTGTGTGCTTCAAGGACGACGTCCAGATCGTCGGGGTGACCTTCGACAAGTACTACGCCGAGCAACCGAGCGTGCTGATCACCCTGCACCCGCTCGAGAGCAAAGCGCCGGCGCAGGTGGCTTCGAAGCAGGTGCTGGCCGAACTGCTCGCGAGGGCCGCGTGAAGCCAGACCCCTACCTGACGGCCGTCGCCGCTCTCGGCTGCATGGTCTGCGGCCAGCCCGCGCAGATTCACCATGCCAAGGGCGGCAGCATGCGATCGCGCGAATCCGCCGGTACCAGCCAGCGCACTAGCGATGAAGTGGCCCTGCCCCTGTGTCTGAACCATCACACCGGCGCCGAGGGCATCCACACGATCGGCGTGCTGACTTGGGAAGTACGGTACGGCAGCCAGCTCGAGATGCTGATTGCCGTCTCGGTTCGCCTTGAAGCCGCGCCGCGCCGATCTGCGCCGCCGAAGCGTCGCCTCATCGTTTCCAAGATCCTTCCGAGGCGCGCATGACCGCAATCGAACAGACCAGCATCTCCGCCGATCGCCACCCTTTCATGCGGAAGCTCGTGCAATGGGCGCGCTGGGCTGACGGAAGAGGGGCGGGCGGTCGCTGCGCCAGCATCGAGCACCGCTATCGCGCGGAGCGACTCACGGAAGCCGAGGGCGAGGATCGCAATCGAAAGGGCGCTGACGAGAAGCTGGAGATCGAAGACATCGAGCGTATCGAGCATGCCGTGTGCGCCCTGCAATCGGACGTGAACCGCCGGTTGCTTATCGCCCGGTACGTTGATCGCGAACTTGATCGCCAGATCACGAAGACCTTTCAGATTCGATTCCGAGACCTGGAGCTTCGCCTGTTCTCGATCATCAGCGACGTCGAGGCGGAGTACCTGCACATCTGCGACGTGTATGCGAACAGCCCCGGCCTGAAGATTCAGCGGCACAAGGTCGGCGGCTCGCTTCCATACGGACGGATGACCCGCTGATGGCACATCTAGTGCCTGCTGAGTTGAAATCCACAAAATGTGGGCGTATAACGTCGTCCAGATGACAGACACCGTCCTCGGACGCGATCGGCAGCCATATGGCTTCTTTGCCGACCCCGAGAGAAAAGCCCCGCCAAGTCGCGGGGTTTTTTCGTTGCGATGCAAGCCCGCTTGAGGACTGGGAGTACCCGGTCGGCGGGCTTTTTCGTTTCCGCTTCATGGGAGCCCAGCCGGCCAGTGGTCCAACCCCGGCATACGGAGCGCTGGTGCCGTTACCTCCACTGGCGTGATCCTGACAAAGGCGGATAAGCCACTTCAGTGGATATGCCGCTCCGCCGTCCCGCCGCGCTGAAGTCGCGGGCAAGCATCGATAGCCGGAGGTCGTGACCGGCCCTGTAGTCCAACCCCTCGCACTGCGCCAGGGGCGCACCGGTGATCCCGGTGCATCTATTCGAAGCGCATGGCCGTCGGATGATGGCAGCGCGGAACCGGCCCGGATGGGTCAACCACCGTCACCGCGGATGCGGGAGCGATCGTCCAATGCACCCCCTTCTGCGAAACAGCCCCATGCAGTCCTGAAATGACTGCCTGTGGGGCGAAGACTCGCAGTGGCGGCTGCTGCCCGACTCCTGCCATGCCGAATGGTCGGTGCCGCATGCACGGGGGCACGAGCCCCGGTGCTCCGCAAGCCAACCAGCGCGCCCGGAAGCACGGCATCTACGGCGCCGGCCTGCTCGACGAAGAGCACGACCTCTGGGATGACATCGCGGTAGGTTCGCTCGACGACGACATCCGGATCGCGAAGCTGCAGCTGCGCCGGGCGCTGATCGCTCAGAAGAATCAACCTGCCGATGGTCTGGAGCTGTACGAGCAGACCATGAACGGCGGCGGTGGCGACGGCTCCGAAGAGAAGCCAGCGGCGAGCATCAAGCGCCGCAGGACGCAGTACGACGACATCGTCACCCGCCTGCTCGGTCGCATCGGCGACCTTGAGCTGAAACGAGCGGAGATGATGGAACGCACCGGCTCCGGCAAAGCCAACGCTGCGGAACAGGCGAAGAAGGTGCGCGACACGCTGGCAGCGATGCGCGAGCTGACAGGTGCTTGATAGCCGGTGGACTCGCCTTCGGGCGCACGCTGAGCAGCGGCGGTACCTGAACAGCCCGCATCGGTTCAACACGCTGCCCTGCGGTCGACGCAGCGGCAAGACGGAACTGGCGAAGCGGAAGCTGTGCATGCGCGCACTGGACGCCACGCCGGACTGGACGCCGCGGTACTTCGCTGGCGCGCCGACCCGTGACCAGGCGAAGCGCATCTTCTGGGATGACCTGAAGGCTATGACTCGGGGCGTCACGGATGGGCGCCCGAGCGAAACGGAATTGATGATCCCGCTGGTGACGGGAGCGCAGCTGTACGTGGTCGGCCTCGACAAGCCGGAGCGTATCGAAGGTCAGCCGTGGGACGGCGGCGTGCTCGACGAGTACGCCAACATGAAGCCGCAGGCCTGGACGGCGAACGTCCGGCCGGCGCTCTCGGATCGGCAGGGCTGGTGCGATCTGATCGGCGTCCCTGAAGGCCGGAACCACTACTACGAACTGCATACCAGGGCCGAGGCTCTGATGCTGGAGTTCGGCGAAAAGTCCGAGTGGGGAGCATTCCATTGGATCAGCGCCGACATCCTGCCGGCCAGCGAGATCGAGGCAGCCAAACGCGATCTTGACGAACTGACGTACCTGCAGGAATACGAAGCCAGCTTCGTCAATTTCGAAGGGCGGGCTTACTACCCGTTCGATCGCGGCACGCATTGCGCGGTGCTGCCCTACAACCCACGCGCGCCGCTCATCTTCTGCTTCGACTTCAACGTCGAGCCGGGTGTCGCAGCCGTGTGCCAGGAAGTGACGCTGCCCGGTCAGTACGAGCGAGGCCCGGAAGGCCTATTGCACCTCGACAAGCCGATCACCGGCACCGGCGTGATTGGCGAGGTCTGGATTCCTCGCAACAGCAACACGCCAGCGGTATGCCGGAAGCTGATCGAGGATTGGGGACATCACCAAGGTCCGGTGCTGTGCTACGGCGATGCCACCGGCGGCGCCAGAGGCTCGGCCAAGGTTCAAGGCTCGGACTGGGATCTGATCAAGGCTGAGCTGCGGCCGAAGTTCGGCGACCGACTGTCGATCAAGGTGCCGCCGGCGAATCCCGCTGAGCGGGCGCGCGTGAACTCCATGAACACCAGGCTTCGGGCTGGCGATGGCGTGATTCGGTTCATGGTCGACCCCGTCAAGGCGCCGCATGTCGTCAAGGACCTGGAAGGCGTCACGACGCTCAAGGGTGGCAGCGGAGAGATCGACAAGAAGGCCGACCCGCAGCTGACTCATATCAGCGATGCGGTCGGGTACTACGCCGTCGGGGAGTTCCCGATCGTCAAGCGCACTGCATCGGTTCAACCACTTCGGATGTAAACCACGAATGAGCGACGAAGTCCGAAAGCCAAGTGCCGCCGTGCTTGAGATGGCACAGCACTGGCCGATGATCGACGCGCTGATCGGCGGCACGTGCTCGATGCGCAAGGCCGGCAAGGCCTATCTGCCGAAGTGGCCGAACGAAGAAGAGAAGTCCTACGAGACGCGTCTGGAATCGGCGACGCTGTTCCCTGCTTTCGCGCGCACCGTCGAGGTGTTGTCTGCCAAGCCATTCAGCAAGCCGCTGACCCAATCCGAGGACACGCCGGCACGCATCAAGGAGTTGTGCGAGGACATCGACCAGCAGGGCCGCAATCTGCACGTCTTCGCCGCTGACGTCGTCGAGGAGGCGATGTCGCATGGCCTGTCCGGCATCCTGGTCGAGTTTCCGAAGGCTGCAGGCGTCAAAACGCAGGCGGAAGAGGCTGCTGCTGGTGTTCGGCCGTACTTCGTGCACGTGCACCCGGGCCAGATCCTGGGATACCGAGCGAAGTGCGTGCTCGGCATGTGGCTGCTGACCCAGCTGCGGCTGCTCGAAACGGTGACCGAGGAATGGGGACTCTTCGGCGAATTGGAGATCGAACAAGTCCGCGTCCTGACGCCGGGCGCCTACGAGATCTGGCGCAAGAGCACGCTCGGCACTGACGTGTGGTTCAAGTACGAAGAGGGCACAACCTCCCTGAAGGTGATCCCGTTCGTGCCGGTCTACGGTCAGCGCGAAGCCTTCATGAAAGCCCGGCCGCCGCTGCTCGATCTGGCCTACCAGAACGTGAAGCACTGGCAGAGCCAGAGCGACCAGGACACGATCATGCACGTGGCGCGCGTGCCGATCGTCGCGATGTACGGCGTCGACGATAAGACCGAATTGACCGTCGGTGCATCGGCCGCGGTGAAGTTCACGCAGAGCTACCAGGACGCTCGGCTCGAGTTCGTCGAGCACACCGGAGCGGCGATCGAAGCCGGCGCCAAGTCACTCGACAAGCTCGAAGACCAGATGCGCCAGACCGGCGCCGAACTGCTGGTGATCAAGCCCGGCGGCACGTCGGTACCGCAGACGCTGGCCGACAACGAGACCGGCCGCTGCACCCTGCAGCGCATCACCGAGGATGCCGAGGACGCGTTCGACGCAGCCTTGCAGCTGATGGCGGACTGGATTGGCGAGCCGTCCGGCGGCAGCGTCGACCTGTTCGATGACTTCGGCGTCGAGACGCTCGCAGAGGCCTCGGCCGATCTGCTGCTGAAGGCCAACCAGAGCGGCAAGATCAGCGACGAGACGCTGTTCGAAGAGATGAAGCGGCGCGGCCTGGTCGGGCCGGAGCGCACCTGGGCAGATGAGAAGGAGCGGATCGATCAGCAGGGTCCTGCGCTCGGCGCCATTCCGCCCCCGGCAGTGCCGCTTGGCGAGTGAGCGCGAACGAGGAGTTGCTGGACGCGCAGATTCGTCATTCGATCTACGTGCAGCGGTTCGGCGGATCGCAGATCAATCGCTTCATCGCGCTGCTGAACCGGGCAGATGGCGAGCTGGTCGATGTGATCAACACCCGCATCGCGCGCATCGCTGAACGTGGCTACGACACGGGCCCGGACACGACGAAGCGACTCGAGAAGGTGCTGGCGTCGATCCGAGAGCTGAACATTGAGGCCTATGGCGAGGCCGGACGCGAGCTGACGAAGACGCTGGCTGAGTTCGCGGTCTACGAGCGGGACTGGAACATCGCGCAGATCGAGCAGCCTCTGCCGGTGGCGGTCAACGTCATCCAGCCGGCGGCGGAACTTGTCACTGCGGCGGCTCTAAAGCGCCCCTTTCAAGGCCGGCTGCTGAAAGAGTGGCTGAGCGGCGTAGAAGAAGCCCGGGCGGTCCGAGTGCGCGACGCCATCAGGCTTGGCCTTGTCGAAGGCGAGCCGATCGACAAGATGGTGCGGCGCATCCGCGGCACGCGCGCTGCTGGCTATCAGGACGGATTGCTCGAGATCGATCGGCGCGGCGCAGCTGCGATGGTGCGGACGGCGGTGAACCACACCAGCAACGCCGCTCGCAATGAGGTGATGGACGCGAACGAATCGCTGATCAAGGCGGTGCGCTGGGTGGCTACGCTGGACGGCCGCACGACGCCGATCTGCCAGTCGAGAGACGGCAAGCTGTTCCCGGTGAAGAGTGGCCCTCGCCCGCCCGCTCACATCGGCTGCAGGTCGACCACGGTGCCAGTGCTCAAGTCCTTCCGAGACCTTGGCATCGACGTCGACGATGCGCCGGCGGGAACCCGCGCCAGCCTCAATGGCCAGGTGCCGGCTGACCTGACATACGAGCAGTGGCTACGGAAGCAGCCGGGCGAGTTTCAGGACGAGGTACTGGGCAAGGCCAAGGGTGCTCTGTTCAGGACCGGAAAAGTCAGCCTGGATCGGTTCGTCGACGGATCGGGCAAGGAACTGTCGCTGAAGCAGCTGCAGAAAGCCGAGCCGGTTGGCTTCACGAAGGCGGGTCTCAACAACCCGATACGTCCGCCGCGTGGCCAGCCGCAGGATGCGATCGCAAGGTTCTTGGCTTCCCCGTCCGCTCAACAGAAGCTGGTACAGGAATTCGCAGGCCAAACGTATACAGAGACGGTTGAATTGGTGCGGTCAGTGAAGGCCGCAGAAGGCTGGACCTCGGGTGATCAGTCCTTGGCCGCGGTCCGGATATACACCGGGCCTCAGTACAAGAAGATCAATGCAGAGGCTCGTCGCGGTGATGAAGGCGCATTGAAGGCGCGGCAGTTCACCGCGTTGACCAGTTCTGCCCTGCCAGGCATGGAACAGTACGCTGGCCCTATTTGGCGATCGCCGACGAAAACACCTGAGAATGCAGAAAAGTGGTGGTCGAGCGCCGTGATTGGTGAATTGCTTGATACCGGCAAGTCGCTGCAGTCATTCTCAGCAGTTGCGGGCGAAGCGGCGAAGTTCTCGGAATCGGCGGATGTGCTTTTCAAGGTCTCCACTCCAAAGACCGGAGCGAGCGTCTCGAAGATCTCGTTTTACCCCAAAGAGGCAGAGGTGCTTTTGCCTCCAGGCCTGGCCTATCGCGTCGTTTCGAAGGGCGTAGAATCAGTCGACAGACCCGGATTTGGCGAGCGTCTGTACCGAATCATTGAGTTGGAGATCGTCGATGTCGACAAAGGATGATCATCGCTTTTCCTACAGCGTATTGGACCTCTACGTTGTGGGATCGCGCATGACCGACGACTACGATGAAGAGGCTGCGGTCAATTACTTCCTCGATCTTCATCCAGAGGCGAACCGCGATGCTGTTCGCAAGGAACTCGATCAGGAGCTCGCCAAGCTCTGATGGCCAAGCTGTACGTCATCCAGGGAACCAAGCCACCGGACACCCCGGCGCAGAAGGTGCGCAACCGCATCAAGGCCATGCCGAAGCCCGCCTCGATGATCCAGTGCCACCGCTGCGGCGGTCGCGAGGTCATCGAAACCAAGATCGGCGTGATGTTCAAGAACGGTCGCCCTTCTGGCGGCACCAAGAATCTGATCTGCGCGATCTGTCATCGAAATGGCGAGCGAGTAGTTCTCGTCTGAAGCAACACCAGCCCCGCACATGCGGGGTTTCGCTTTTCTGAGGCCCGCCATTGCGCGGGCCTTTTTAGTTTCTGCCGCCTCTGCGGAGCACGCGGCGCAACGGGCTGGAATGCCCATCAGCAAGGCCGGAAGGCCAGGAGTCGCACCATGAAGTTGAAAGTCGATGCCAACGGAAACGCAGTGCTGGTCGATGGAAAGCCTGTCTACGTGCATGACGACGGTAAGGAAGTCCCGTTCGATGCGGCGGCCGCAGTTGCCAAGATCAGTGCGCTGAACTTCGAAGCCAAGACCCATCGGGAAGGCAAGGAATCTGCTGAAGCGAAGCTGGCGGCGTTCGATGGCATCACCGATGCGGCTGCAGCCAAGAAGGCGCTCGAAACCGTCAAGAATTTCGACGACAAGAAGCTGGTGGAAGCCGGCGAAGTCGAGAAGGTGAAAGCCGAGGCGATCAAGTCCGTGAAGGCGGAATACGAGCCGATCGTTGCCGAGCGCGACAAGCTACGCGGCGATCTCAACACCGAGATCATCGGCGGCGCATTCGCTCGATCGAAGTTCATCACCGAGAAGATGGCCATCCCGGCTGACCTCGTTCAGTCGTACTTCGGATCAGCCTTCACGCTCAAGGATCGGAAGATCGTTGCGAAGCATCCGGATGGCCGCGAGGTGTTCAGCCGCGTGCGCCACGGTGAACCAGCCGACTTCGACGAAGCCATTGAGCAGCTCGTCGACGGCTATGCGCACAAGGCCCACATCCTCAAAGGAAGTGGCGCCAGCGGCGGCGGTGCCGGCCCGTCCAATGGCGGCGCCAAGAAGAAGCTTTCGGAGATGTCCGAAGGCGAACGAGTCCAGTTGCACAAAAGCAATCCACAAGAGTTCGAGCGCCTCAAGAAAGAGGCCGCTTAATCACCGGCGGCGTCGGCCGTCACAACCTAGGAGTATGGAAACATGGCCGTTACGCGCCTTTCAGATGTCATCGTGCCTGCGGTCTACGAGACCTATGGCATGGACAACACGCCGGAGAAGACTGCCTTCTTCGAAGCCGGTGCCGTCGTTCGCAACCCGGCTTTCGATGAGAAGGCCAAGGCCGGTGGCAACATCATCGATCTGCCCTTCTGGCGCGATCTTGATTCGTCCGTGGAGCCGAACGTCAGTTCGGATGACCCGGCCGTGTCGGCCACCCCGCAGAAGATTTCGGCTGCCGAGCAGGTCGCCCGCATCGCCTACCTGAACCAGGGCTGGAGCGACGCCGACCTTGTATCCGAGATGGTCGGCTCGGACCCGATGAAGCGGATCAAGGAACGCACCAGCGTCTACTGGATGCGCCAGTGGCAGCGCCGCGTGCTGGCGACCTCGCTCGGCATCCTCGCCGACAACATCGCCAACGATGGCGGCGACATGGCGATCAGCATTGCCGCCGAATCCACCGGCGCCCAGAGCCCGACCACGCGCTACAGCCGCGATGCTTTCGTCGAAGCGGCATTCACCCTGGGCGACAACTTCGACGTCATCGCCGCGATCGCCGTGCACTCGGTGATTTACAAGGCGATGGTGAAGGCCGATGACATCGACTTCATCCAGGACTCGAAGGGTGCACTGACGATTCCGACCTACCTCGGCAAGCGCGTTGTTGTCGATGACGGTATGCCGGTTATCGCCGGCACCACCAGCGGCTTCAAGTACTACAGCGCTCTGTTCGGAACCGGCGCCTACGCCTTCGGCATGGGTGATCCGCCGGTACCGGTGGAAGTTGATCGCGAACCCGAGAAGGGCAACGGCGGCGGCGTCGAGACCCTTTGGGAGCGCAAGACTTGGCTGCTGCACCCGTTCGGCTTCAAGTTCACTTCCAACACGGTCACCGGCGTCTCGCCGACGATCGCGAACCTGAAGCTCGCCGCCAACTGGGATCGCGTGGTCGCTCGCAAGAACGTCCCGCTCGCCTTCCTGGTCACGAACTAAGGAGGAGGCCATGACCAAAGAAACGATCGAGGTCGAGCGCGAGGTCACGCTCGAGGAAGTGCTGGCGTACGAGCGCCAGCACTTCAGCAGGGCCGCACGCGGCGACGCGGAGGATCCGTCGAAGTCGGAATCCAAACTGACCGTGGCTGATCTCAAGGCGGCGCTCGATGCCAAGGGCATCAACTACGAGACCACCGCCAAGAAAGCAGAGCTTCAGGCGCTGCTGGACGGCTCGCAGGCCCAGTAAAGCGATTGAGCGCGAGGCTGGCCAGTACGCCGGCCTCGCGCTTCACGGGAGTAGTGCATGACGAAGCACATCGAATTCATTGCGGCAGCGCTGAATGGCGAGGCCGAGATTCCCTTGATCTGCATCACGGGTCGAGCATAGATCCGTGGCCCTGACCATTGAAGACGGCAGCATCGTCGAGGACGCCGACAGCTATGCAACCGTCGACGAGCTGCGCGCCTTCGCGGCCAAGCGCGGCAAGGTGGTTCCGGTAGGCGATGAAGCCTGCGAGACGCTGCTGATCAGGGCCATGGACTGGCTGGAAGCGCAAGAACCTCGCTTCCGCGGCTGCCGCGCGTACGTCGATCAGCCGCTGTCCTGGCCGCGCACCGGTGCCGAACGCCCGGATGGCCGCAGCTACTACCCGATCAACGAAATCCCGTCCGGGCTGAAGCAGGCGCAGATGGCGCTGGCGATCGAGGTGCAGAAGGTTGAGGCACAGCCGACAAGGGCTCCAAACGCCGTCGGCGCCGTCACCGGCCGGAAGGTCGGAAGTCTTGAGGTCACTTACGCCGAGCCGTGGTCGCAGTTGACGCAGCCGGTGTTCGGCGTCGTCGAGGGGTTCCTCGTTAACCTGATGCGCGGTGGAAACGGGACGGTTCGCGTGGTCCGCGCATGAGTTTGCGCGACGACTTCGTTGAAGCGGCCGATGAGCTTTGGACCGAATTTGATTCCGTCACGGTCTCTGGCACCTATCGTCGGACGGTGGCTGGCGCTTACAACCCGGCAACCGGCGCGACTGGCGCAACGGTGACCACGGTCTCCGTATCGGTGATCCGAGAAGAATGGCGGCAAGACCAGATCGACGGCACGGTCGTGAAGGTAGGAGACCGCATCGCCAAGATTCGGAGCAACGAACTCGGCTTCGAGCCGTCGACCGAAGACCAGATCCTGATCGAGAACTCGAAGGGTGCTGGCTTCGCCGCAGGGAATGCGCAGCTCTGGGTGGTCAAAGGCTACAAAACCGATCCTGCCGGCGTGGTCTTCGACGTGCATGTGAGGGCCCATCAGTGAGTGCTGAAGTCGCCGCAGTGCATCGTGTGCAGGGCGTTGCTGTACTGACAGATGGCACCACGCTGACGATCGAATCGTTCTATGACGCCGAAGGCGAACAGACTGAAGATCGCGGCACGGCGACCGCAGGAATTGCAGAGCTTCCGAGCGGCAAATGGATCCTCATCAACCTGTCGTCCTTTGAACCGGCCGTGGTGCACTGATATGACTTGGACCATTGACCCTCGGAAGTTCGGAGATGAAGTACGTCTCACGCATCGGAAGATTTGCCAGGCAGTCGCGCTCGACATCGATCGGCGGCTAGTACTGGCAACTCCGGTCGACACCGGGCGGGCGCGATCAAACTGGCTGGCCAGTGTCGGCGCGCCGCGAAGAGATGAAGTCCCTGCGCGGGATGCGGGCAGCGCCATTGCTGAGGCTGCAGGCGTCATCGCTGCTGCCCCCGAATTCCCGCTGATTTACCTCAGCAACAACCTGCCCTACATCCAACGCCTGAACGATGGCAGCAGCAAGCAGGCGCCGGCAGCATTCGTTGAAACCGCCATCGACGCCGCGACGAGTCCGTTCCGGTGACCACATTCGCACAGGAGCGGCCGGCCATCGAGGAGCGCTTTGTTGCCATGTTCACGGCGGCGCCGGTCAGCTTCGACAATTCCCCCGATAGCCCTGAGCTGAAGTCCGCCAAGGCCGCTGGAGAACCATGGGTGCGGCTGACGATCGTCAATGGCGATAGCCGCACCGCTGGCATCGCCGGCGAGAACGACATTCTCGTCGAGCACTTCGGCCGCATCGTCGTCCAGGTCTTCGTACGAGACGGCACTGGGACAGTTGCAGCGCGAGCGATCGCCGATGCCGCGGCCGCTGTCTTTCAACACGCTCGATTCAACGGCATCCGCAGCTACGCCGCAGCCATCCGAAGCGTCGGCAACGACGGCAACAGCTATTACCAGATCAACGTGAGCACGCCCTACCGTCGATTCACGAACTGACGGTTCAACCCTTCACCTACGGCCCGCCTCGAGCGGGCCTTCTTCGTTCAGGAGCATCCAATGTCCGATACCAACCGCGTCGGCCTGAAGTACGTGCCGGAAGTCACTCTCGGCGTCACGCCGGTCAATTCGGTGAACTGGAAGACGATCCGCTACACCGGCGAATCACTGCTCCCGAACTACAACACCAAGCAGTCGGAACAGATCCGGGACGATCGCGAACGCAGCGACGTGGTACAGACCTCGGCAACAGCAGCCGGCGGCATCAATTACGAGCTCTCGGGTGTCACGCTCGACGACTTCATTGAAGCGGTACTCGGCGGCACCTGGACTGCCAATGTCCTGAAGACCGGCGTCGTCAAGCGATCGTTCTCGATTGAGAAGTCCTTCGGCGATCTGCAGGCCGGCAACAAGTTCGATCTGTTCAAGGGCATGCGCATCGGCGAGATGAATCTCGAACTGGCGTATGACGAGATCGCCAAGGGTTCGATGACCTTCGCCGGCACCGGCGTTGCCGATTCAGCGACTTCCGCCGTCGGTACCGGAACCGTCGCCGCAGCCACGACGACCAGCCCGTTCAATGGAACGGTCGACGTGATCGGCGTCGAGATCGATGGCGTCGCCTCGAGCCTGTACTTCAACAAGCTCAGTCTGGCGCTGAACGCGAATCTTCGCGCCAAGACTGCCATCGGAAACAAGTTCCCCTTTGATCAGGGCTATGGATCGGCCGGCGTGCAGCTGTCGGCCACGGCCTACTTCGACAATCGATCGCTGGAAGACAAGGTGCGCAGCGGCGCGCACTTCAGCATGGGCTTCACGATCAGCGACGGCACTTACGGCTACGAGATCTTGATCCCGCGCGCGTTCTCCTCGCAGCGCAGCGGCCTCGCCGCGACCGGCCTGAACGCCGACACCTTCCAGGAACTGACCATCAGCGGCGCGATCGACGCGACCGCTGGCTCTTCCATCGTCATCACCCGGACGACCCCGTAATGCTCGATCTCGACAAGCTGCGCACCGATACCGCTGCCGAGTCTGAAGGCGCCTGGTTCACGCTCGGCAATGGCATGCGGGTCAAGATCGCCCGGCTGAACGAACACACCATCGGCGACGTCATCCGGTCGGAACTCGGGCCGGAGAAAGTGAAGCTTGCACGCGACGGGAAGCTGGCCGACACGCTCTATTCCCGGGCGCGCCGAATCGCCATCGGCCTGACCTCCGTGCGCGACTGGGAGCCCGTGCAATACCAGGGCGGCGAGTTCGCATTCAGCCCGGACAACCTCGGCACGCTGCTTCGCGATGACGCTCTGCATGACATCCGAGATGGCATCGCAACGATTGCCGAATCAGAAGCTGCCTTCCGCGAGTCGTTCCTGAAGGACGCGGAAAAAAACTAACTGACTGGGCCTCGTGGTGCGCGCGGAACGGCGATGCAGTGCCGTTTCTTCGCGCGCTCGCGGCCCGCGGTGTTCGGTCCGCCATTGAGCGGCTGAAGGCCGTACCCGAACCCTACCCCGATGTAACGGACGCCATCAGTGCGTTCGCTGTGCTGACCCAAGGCCGGCCTTACGGCATGAACGGCCCGCTGCCGATCCCGCTGAGCGAGATCGCGGCATTCGCCTCCCTGTACCACGTCCCTGACACCGATCGCCTCGTGCGGCTGGTGCGGGCACTTGATCGCGCGCACCTGAAAGAGAGCTATGTCCGAGACGACACTGAGGGTCGCAATCGACGCGAGCGGGGCAAGACCCGAAGCCCGCGCGCTTGATAGCGACCTCGCGCGCCTCAAGGCCTCTGGCGATGGCGTCACGTCGTCGATGGACAAGCTGTCGAAAGAGCTTGGCGACCTTCGCTCGACGCTGAGTGCCGCCGACCAGCGCAGCCTGGCGCTGATCAAGTCTCAGGACAGCCTGACCGCTGCACTGCAGGCTCAGGAGCGCGCGGTCACTTCCCTGACGGCTGATCTTCGGGCGCAGGCAGAGGTACAGCGCACCCTTGGTCAGTCGACTGCAACAGTCACGGAGTCCAGTCGGCAGCAGGTCGTGGCACAGGATCAGGCCTCGCGCAGCGGCTTGGCGCTGGCCGGCACAGCCAGACTGCTGACGGCAGGCTTTGCCGGCTTCACCGCCCTGCAGGTTGCTCGAACCATTGTCGAGACAGGCGCGGCCTTCGACGGTTTGGACCAGAAGTTCAAGACCGTCTTCGGTACTGCCGAGCGAGGGGCACAGCAGCTTGAGTTCATCCGAGCCGAGTCCGGCCGGCTGGGCCTCAGCATCCTGTCGACCGCCAACAGCTACGCATTGCTGTCGGCCGCGTCGCTCGGTACCACGCTTGAAGGGCAGAAGACCCACGACATCTTCAGCGCGATCTCAGAGGCTTCTGCAAAGCTGAACCTCAGCACCGAGCAAACCAACGGCGCGCTGACTGCCGTCCAGCAGATCATCAGCAAGGGCACGGTCAGCGCTGAAGAACTGCGCGGCCAGCTTGGCGAGCGCCTCCCCGGTGCTTTCCAGATCGCCGCGCGAGCGATGGGCGTCACGACTCAGGAACTCGGGAAACTGCTTGAGCAAGGCGCCCTCGCCTCCGACGTCTTCCTGCCGAAGTTCACGGAAGAGCTGCGCCGCACTTTCGGCACCGATGCGAACACGCGCATCGAAAGCGTCACTTCGAACTTCGCGCGTCTGACGTCGGAAATCAGCCAGACCGCGGGCGCACTGGGGCAGCTTGCAAATCAATCGCTGGGGCCATTGGCGCGCGATACCGGCGAGCTGCTGAAAGCGCTGCGCGAGGATCCGGGCAGTGCCTCCCTGACCTTGGTCAAGCAGTTCGGTCTGCAGCTGCAAGGGCGCAAGGCAGAATCCGATGCAGTGTTTGCCCAGTTGGTGAACCGCAATCAGGCCAGCGACTTCGTTGCGGCCAATCCCTTCAAGCCGCAGATCGATCCGTTTGCGACTTCGTCGCGCTTCTCGGCGGTTCCGCAGCAGGCGCAGCAGACCGGCGCCGGCATCCTTTCCTTCGGCGTGCCGCTGGCCGATCAGAAGGAACTGATCAAGCTCGCCGAGAAGGAAGAAGCCGCGCGCGCTCGCGCACTCGGGCTGACGAACGAGCAGCGTGTTCAGCAGTCGATTCTCAACGGCGAACTCAAGGACCGGAACATCCTCGAGCAGCAGGCAGAGCTTCGAATTGCCCGCCTCAACGATCAAATCGCGGACAACACCAAGTCAAAGCGCGAGGGCCTGAAGCTCGAAACGGATTCGGAGCGTCTTCAGAAGCAGGCCTTACAGAAGGACGCCGAGCGCGGCGAGCGTGCCGACGATCTGATCCTGAAGGCGCAGACGCAGCAACAGCTTCTGCGACAGCAACTCGACACTGGTGTCGCTTTGACCGCCGCCGGCCAGGAGCTGGCCAAGCTGCGCGCCGGCGAACTCGACATGACCTTCATTGGTCGGGAAGCCGCGAAAGAACAGCTCGCGATCCTGCTGCAACAGAACGCCGCGATCGAAGAAGGCGTGCTTGCTCAGGATCGCCGGAACAACGCGGCCAAGAAAGCAGCAGCTGACCTTCAGGAAGGGCCTCTCGCTGCCGGCGCCGCACAGCGTCTGGCTCGACGTAATCGTCGGGGTGGTGGCGGCATCTTTGGAACCTTTGAAGGGATCAATGCCGAGGAGTCGGCCTCAGCAGGCCGGGAGAACGACGCCTTTGCGGCCAAGAAATCGGCGCTGGAAGGCGGTGATGAAGGAAGCCTGCGCCGCGATGGCCTGCTGAAAGAAAACGAGACGATCCAAGATCTCATCGAGCGTGCTGAAGAAGCGCACCAGGACAAGCTCACCGAGATCGCCAGGAACGGCGCCGAACAGCGGAATCGGCTGACGCAGAGCTATCTGCAGACAGGCAGCCAGATCGTCGCCAACTTCAGCGACGCAGCGGAATCGGCCGGACTCTCCCGCACGAAGCGCGGTTTCGAAGCCGCCAAGATCCTGAGCATCACGCAGGCCACGATCAGCACGGCCGCTGCGGTGACGAACGCCCTTGCTGTCCCCCCGTATCCGCTCGGTGTGGCGCTCGCTGCTTCGGCTGGCATTGCCGGGCTTGCCCAGATCGCGGCCATCAAGAGCCAGAAGTTCGGCGGCGGTCGCGAACTCGGCGGCCCGGTCGACTCGTCCAGGTTCTTCGAGATCGGCGAAAAGGGCCGGCCGGAAATCATCCAGGACGACGGCAAGTACTTCCTGTTTGGTGCCAACGGCAACGTCATCCCTGCGAGCAATGGCAATGCCGGCCGAGGCGGTGCGCCGGTCTTCAACTTCGAACTGACCAACAACGGCGCGCCAGCACAGGTCACGTCGAGTTCAGTCGAAGAGCAGTCCGACGGCAGCTACATCGTTCGCGCCGTGATGAACGAGATCGACTCTCGCCTGACCGACAACACCAGTTCCTTGTCGCGCGGCGTCCAGCGGCGTGCTGGCCGCCGGGCTGAAGGTTTGATCGGATGACACTTCCGACCTGGCCCAACCGTCTGCCGCTCCCCGAGCGCGACGGCTACGAGTACTCGCTTCCAGACTTGAATCAGCGGACAGCGTTCGCACTCGGCGGCCGGGTTAGGCGCCTGTTCTCGGATGGCTCCGACCCCTTCACTGCAAGCGTCGACCTTGACGCCGATCAGTGGGATTTCCTGCAGAACTGGTACCGGTGGGGGATTGATGAAGGCGCGAGCTGGTTTCTGATGCCGCTGCTTGTTCGCGGTCGAATGATGACCATCGAAGTGCAGTTCACCGATCCGCCTCGGTTCCCGCTCAGTGGGCCGACAGATGTCCGCGTGCCGCTTCGTCTGATCAGCCGCAAGGGAACAACGATCTCCCGCGAAGAGTGGGAAGACCTGATCGGCGTGATCGGCTTCGAGGACTTCATCCAGACGCTGATCACGCCCAGCGATACCGCGATCATCAACCCGGCTGCCGGGGACGCAGCGCCTGGCGCGCCCATTCCCTGGCTAGGCCTATACCTGCCCTTCGGCGCGCGCATCTCGCTGGAAGGCGATAACGGCCGCGTTGAGCCGATCGAGTTGCCGCCGAACACCCGCTTCACCGGGCTGATTCCGCGCCGGCTGCTAGTGATCGGCACCGATGCCGATGCAGTGGTCTACGGCCTCTCGCATCCCAGCGTCACGGCCCTGCCGGCGAACTCAGGCAATCGAATCATCACCGTGGTGCCGAGCGACACCGTAGGCCTGCCGCTGCCGGCTGTGGGCGGCCTCTACACGCAGTCCGGCGGCGGCTTCAGTTA